AATCCTGCACCAGTTCCCAATACATTGGTTTCAAAGTAAGAATTGATGGCGTTGACGTTGTTCAAATAGACTTGATCGGTTCCAACTTCGTGGTTCCAAAGCGTATATGTGCCCACTGAATTGGCCACATTACCCGCCCAAATGGGCTTTCTATACACTTCAGAAAAGACGCCTGCAGAACGTGCGGCACCATCTGCTAATCCTGCGTCATACCAACATTTCTCACGGACGTTGTAAATGATGGCGTCGTTACATTCGGTTGAGTTACCGCGTGGATAGAAAAACCAAATTTCTCCCCAACGAGGAATCTTTGTAGCCCACACCTTCTGTCTTTGAAGAATATTGATGTTGTCAAAAAAATAGTTAGTGTTCTGCGTATTGGGCACTTCAGATACAACACCGTTGTACATCAAGAATCTATCAACGCCCACCCAATAGATAATTCCGTCATACTCAATTACGCACTGGCTTGACATGATTGAGGACTGCTGAGTGATCAAGTCATAGCGCCAATAGAGGGTTGAAGTACCAACAGTTTGGGGTGAATAAGTCACCCTCACAACAGAATCAGTTGTCCAAAACAGTCCACTAGGAGATGTTGTTCCACCTCGAAGAGCCATGCCTTTAACGACCTTTGTAGAGGATACGTTATTGGCGTTGGCATCTGCTGACGTCCAATTGTTAAAGTCGCCCGCTGAACAGTTTTGGATCAACCCATAATTTCCATACACAAAAAGGTATGGATAAAGCATTACAACACCACCGCTTACAGCAATGTTGTTATCAAAGGTCAATGTCACTGTGCCAGAGGCAGTAGCGTTGTTGTTTAATGTAACCGTCCAAACTCCACCCGTTGTGGTGGCTGAAACAATCTTGGTGTTAGCAGGTATACCTGTTCCATAGACCGATACACCCGCGCCCATTGCTATGTTTGTGGTTGCAAAAGTAACGGTAGGGCTTCCGCTTGTTGTCGTTCCCGATGCTGTAAAAACGCCTACAGGTGTCAAACTTGTACCTGTAAACGTACCAATCAATGGTCTGACGTTGGTCAAACTGTCGATGTACTGAAGGTTGTCGCCAGGGTGCGCAATCAAATTATTATTGCCCGTCCCAAACGGATCAAAACCCGTATCAAACTGCCACAGCGCATTTGTATCAGCTACATAGTAGTTGCTTGATGGAGCTAAATTTAACCCATCATATGTAACCGATGTAATCGTCCCTTTAAACAATACCGAAGGTGAACCACCACCTAGACTTGACGTTGCAAAGGTAAATGTATCTCCATATCCATAACCTGATCCACTTGCGGTTACAGTTAAAGTTGTGACTGCGCCACCAGATACAACAACAGTTATTGTTGCCCCAGAACCGTTTCCACTATCTGTGATTGGCGTGATACTTGTGTATGTACCGTTTGTATATCCTGCGCCTGCTGTTGTAATTCCAACCGTTGTAATGCTTCCAATCACAAATACTTGTTGTGGGCCAGATCCAATCGCGTCACTGTTACCAATAGTCCATTGTTGGATGCTATTGCTAAATCCAGATACAACCCATGTTTGTCCGCTTTGGGACTGCATGATCATGCCACGGCTGATGCTAGGAGCATTTAAAAACGCGCCCTCATAACCGCCCATTTTTCTAGGACGACCATATTGGAATCGGCACCATTGACCGTCTACATAAGAAGGAGCAGAAAATACAGTTCCATCCCTTTGGATGCCTGCACCTGCTTGGAGAACGGCAACTTTTACAGTCATTAGAATGTCCCGCCTTGAATACCAACAGGCAACAACAATCCACTAGAAGTCAATGTTCCTGCGCTTGATCCACCAATTGCAAATCCTAGTTGGCCAGATGCGGCAAGATACAAACCAGTTGTTGTATCTCCTTGAAAATTCAACGATGGATTGGTCGAAGAACCATTTCCTAGCGTCAATTGAGACGTAAAACTTGTTGATGAAGATGTTGCACTAAAAACATTTGTTCCATCACACACTAAAAGTGCCGCTGTACCCGATGTTACGTTGAATGTTGTACCACCAGTCACTCCAGTTGAAATGGTTAATGTGTATGCACCTGATGTGCTGTTCCTAATTGAATAAAGCTGAACCGTCTGAGGAACAATAATTGTTGTATTCTGAGACAGAATACCTGCATACTGCTGAATGACATTCTTGGCTTGTGCGGCCGTCAAAGTAACTGTTGCGGCGGCTCCAGTAAGGCTCAAATACAGTTGCGTATAGTTAAATACGTTTGTTTGTGCCAAAGCATAGGTGTACCAATTGGTTCCGTTGGATACAAAAACACTTGAGTTAGCTATCTGAATTTGAACAGTTGAGCTTGTTGTATCAATTGTGCTTGTACCTTGGGCTGTCACATTCAGTATGCCAGATCCATCATTTTTGATAATTACATACCAACCAGATGAAACAGCAGTAACAGCAGGCAATGTCATTGTTCCTGAACCACCTGTCCATACAAACAATTGCGATCCATCGCTTGAATTAAATGTATAAGCAGAAGAAACTAACGCAACTTGCGTATTGGTGTTTAAAGTAGTATTCAACGGCAATAAACCAAGACCCGCCAAAGCGGCGGCACTGGCGGCTGAAGTTCCTACACCCAAAGCAACAGTTGACCATGTGCCTTGAACTGTTAAGTTATTGGTAAGGTAAATGTAATAAGTGTTTACTGTAGCCGTGGTTGGAGCAACAGGTACAGTTTGTATGGTGTTGTATGTCCCATCAGAATTTTGAGAAACAACAGTAAAAGAATTGGAAGATCCAATATTTCTTATAACAAATGCTTGTCCAACTGATACTTGGGTAGCAGGAGGTAAAACAACATACGCAGGGCTTACGTTAGCTGTAGCTTCAATGATGTTAGCAACAACAGAAGTCGTATTTCCATTGACAGGCCATTGAAGCGCTGTGTATGTGGTTGTGAGCGTTAGATTTTCATAACCCACTTGTGATGGGTTAATCGTCTGTCCTGTGTATGGTGAAACGTATGAGGTCATGATTAGCTATCTATTGCAACAGATTGACGATCACCAAGACGTGAAGTGTCTTCAGTCTTGAGTGACTGAATAGCCTCGGTGTACTTTTGTTGGAAAATTTGCCGTTGATCGTTCTTTAAAAAAGGCATTGCTTGCAAAAGAGTGCCAAACAACATGGCCGTTGGAGCATTCTGAGTCAACCAATTTGTTTGATTGTCAGAACTTAAAGGTTGAATGCGCTCGTAGTAGAGCACCTCTAAGGTGTATGCTTGATCTGGTGTTGGAGCCAAATACCAGTGATCCCAATTGGTATCAGCATAGTAAACAGGCGCGGAAGTAAGTGTGTTATTTGGCCAATAATTGGTCAAATATTCGTACTTACGAAGCAAAATTGGGGTTCGTACACCACTGCTATCGGTGTAGTTCATGGAGACGGTTTTACGCCATCTAGAAGGCTTTTGAAGTACTGGGTTTCCTGCAATGGTTGTTGTTTCAACAACTTGTAACTGACCCAAGGTTTTGATCTCTTGGGCAATCTCAAATTCAGCAAGGGTGATAAAAGTGGGGATGGCGTTAATCGTCGCTTGATCAGACCGCTCCAAGTATTGAAGAACGATTGCATTCAGCGAGTCATAGGTCATTACCCAAGAGGGCGTGTAAGTAGCCATATTTCTCCCATTGTTTTAGCTATTTTCCCACCGACGTCAATCCTTTACAAGGGCACTTTCACCCACTCAAAACCGCAAAGGTTTTATTGGTCAATGCTATGCGCTCATCAAGGCCAAATAGACCGCCATTGATCCTTTTGCAAAGACCTTCTTCGTTGCCAGATTCAGCCAATTGATTGCAACCGTGGGTAGACCAGAACCAACCTGCACTCATGGCCGCCCACATTGGAGTGGCCACCAACTGAGGATTCATCACAAAATCCTGACCCAAAGCTTGGCCACAGTGCCAGTAATTATCGTGAAAGGTAAGTTGGATACAGCCTCGTCCGTGGAAGCGATTTCCGTCGCCTGACGCCTCATCTCGATTGCCACCTCGATTGGCGTAAATTCTGTTGGCGATCTTTTCGGGATTGTGGGCGTAAAGGGCAATTTCTTCTGGCTTGAACTTATGAACGAACAGCTTTTGAAGGGTTTCTGCTCGATAATTAAGGTTTTCTTCCAGTGTTTTGAAATGGTTGCACTCGTGAGAGCACTGGCCGATAAATGCGGCTTGCTCTTTGACGGTAAAAATGCTGAACTTTTGGATAGTTGCATTCAGTGGTTCCACCCATTCTGGCCCTATTCCAAGAGCATGAAGTTTTTCTGCTGTAATCATTTCACCCCCTCATTGACTGTCTGTCTCACTTTGTTGTAGGTGTCAATACAAGCGTTGAGGGATTGGATTGCGTTGTCTCCGTCTGTGGCGATGGCGACAATATCTTTAATAACCTGTCGGTCAGATTGGCCTGCATTGGCTGTATTTCCACTGGCAGAGGTGGCATCTGTGGGGGTTTGAACGGCACAACTGGAGGGGAGGCGCAACTCGCCAGAGTCAATCCTAGAGTTAATATTAGACTGCTTTGTTTTAACATCATTTCTCGCCTTTACAAGTGCAGTGGTTACGCCCGAGAGCTTCTTGTTCAGTTCGGCTTCTTTGGCGCGAGCTTCGTCATTAAGTCTGATAATTTCTGCTTGATCTTCTGCAACCCGTCTTTCATAGCCGTGATGATCTGCGACATAGTAACCTCCTAAAAGAA